CGCACGGCTCTACCGCATCCCGCCGCACATGGTCGGCGACCTCGACAAATCGAGCTTTTCCAACATCGAGCAGCAGTCGCTCGAGTTCGTGAAATACACATTGAATCCGTGGGTTGTACGCTGGGAGCAGGCGCTCCAGAAATCATTGCTGCTGCCGGAGGAACGAAAGCGCTATTTCATCCGCTTCAACGTGGACGGTTTGCTTCGCGGCGATTACCAGAGCCGCATGCAGGGCTACGCGGTCGGGCGGCAGAACGGCTGGCTTTCGGCGAACGATATCCGCGAAATGGAGGACATGAATCCGATTCCCGCCGAGGAGGGCGGCGATACGTACCTCATCAACGGGAACATGACGAAGCTTCGCGACGCTGGCTTGTTTGCAAAGCCCACGGATGCGGGGCAATAAAAAACGGCATCAGACCGATGCCGTTGCGGGTTCGATGGGGACAACCTTCAAGGTCTTGCCGAGCGGGGCGAGGAGACGCAGGATGGTCTCGAGCTGCGGGGTGGACGTGCCTTTTTCCATCCGGGCGATGACGGGCTGCTTCACGCCGCTGATTTTTTCCAGCTGGCGCTGGGACAGGCCGTTCTCTTCGCGTGCCTTGATGATTTCATTGATGACCGCGACTTTGAGATCGCACGCAGCGATTTCCTCCGGCGTGAAGAGCTCTTTACGGAGGTCGCTCCAGCTGTCACCGAGATGTTCATTCTTCATCGGAATCCTCCCTTTCTAAAAATGCTTTGAGGTTGCGACGCGCCTGCTCGATTTCGCGTGGCGGCGTCTTCTGCGTTTTCCTGACGAAGTGATGGAGCAGGATGAAGCGGTTTCCCACCCATGCGGCGAACAGGATGCGGTCGGCAAGCGGTCGAAGCTCATAGATCTTGTCATCCAGACGTTTCACATAGGGCACGCCGGCTCTTGTCCCGTTGGATTCCAGCACTTCGAGATATTCGTGAATCTTTTTCAGCTTGATGCGGCTGTCCTTGTCTTTCTTGCTGGCGAGCTCGATCAGGTATTCCTTGATGGGCTGGCGGCCGCGGCTGTCTTTGTAAAAATAGATTTTGTACATCATATCCCGCCTTTGTCTCTATGATAACTGAAAAGTTATCACTTGGCAAGAGGGAAAATGAGAGGAGGACGCTATGAAACGTAAATTTTGGAACTGGGTGCGGGATGCCGATGGCAATCGCACACTTTTGCTCAACGGCACGATTGCGCAGGAGACCTGGTATGGCGATGAAGTCACGCCGTGTCTTTTTCGTGAGGAACTTGCGGGCGGCGCGGGGGACATCACGGTCTGGATCAACTCGCCGGGCGGCGATGTGTTCGCGGCGGCGCAAATCTACAATATGCTCATGGAATACGCTGGAAACGTCACGGTGCGCATCGACGGCATCGCGGCATCGGCGGCGTCCGTCATCGCAATGGCCGGCACAACGGTCGAAATCTCGCCCGTGGGCATGATGATGATTCACAATCCGAGCACGGTCGCAGTCGGCGATGCGCAGGAACTGCAAGCCGCGCTCGAAATGCTCGCCGAGACGAAAGAAAGCATCCTCAACGCCTACGAGCTCAAAACCGGCCTCGACCGCGCCGTGCTCTCCGACTACATGGACGGCGAGTGCTGGATGAACGCGAAAAAGGCCGTGGAGCTCGGCTTCGCGGACAAGATTCTGTTCACGGACGAGTCGCAGGAAATGGAGGAACTTGCGGGCGGCACGGAAGCGATGCTGTTCTCGCGTCGCGCTGTGACGGCCTCGTTCCTCGATAAGCTCAAAGCAAGAAGGTCGGCGCAGCCGGCAGAAGATAAACGAATCTCGGCGGACGTTTTGCAAAAGCGCCTGTCCCTGATTCTCCACTGACGAAAGGAGTACACAATGACGGACATCATGGAACTTCGCGCGAAACGCGCAAATCTCTGGGAAGCCGCGAAGGCGTTCCTCGACACGCACACGGGCAAGGACGGCAAGCTCTCGCAGGAAGACAGCGCGGCCTACGACCGCATGGAGGCGGATGTCGTGGCGCTCGGCAAGGACATCGAGCGCCTCGAGCGCCAGACGGCGATCGACAAGGAGCTCGCGCAGCCCGCGGCCGCGCCCATCACGAACGCGCCGGGCGGCAAGACGGAGTATCCGCAGTCGGCTTATCACGATGCCGTGATGGATGCCATCCGCAGCCGTTTCCGCAAGGTCTCGGACGTGCTGCAGGAGGGTGTCGACACGGACGGCGGCTATCTCGTGCCGGAGGAAATGGACAGCCGCCTCGTTGACGTACTGACGGAAGAGAACGTCATGCGCACGCTCGGCACGACGCTCACGACGAGCGGCGAGCGCAAAATCAACATCGCTGCGACGAAGCCAGCCGCGAGCTGGATCGAGGAAGGCGGGGCGCTCTCGTTCGGTGACGCGACGTTCGACCAGATCATCCTCGACGCGCACAAGCTCCACGTTGCGATCAAGGTGACGGAGGAACTGCTCTACGACAATGCGTTCAACCTCGAGAGCTACATCATCGAGCAGTTCGGCAAGGCCATCGCAAACGCCGAGGAAGACGCTTTTCTCAATGGCGATGGCGCGGCGAAGCCGAAAGGCCTGTTCCAGATGGCGGACACGGGCGTCACGACCTCGGGGGCGTCTATCGCGTCGGATGATTTGATTTCGCTCATCTACTCGCTCAAGCGCCCGTACCGCCGCAACGCCTCGTTCCTCGTGAACGACCAGACGCTGGCAGTGATCCGCAAGCTCAAGGACAACAATAACGCCTATTTGTGGCAGCCGTCGTATCAGGCAGGCGAGCCCGACCGCCTGCTCGGCTATGCCGTCTACACCTCGCCGTACGTGCCGACCGTGGAGGCGGGCGCATCCGTTCTCGCGTTCGGCGACTACAGCTATTACAACATCGGCGACCGCGGCACGCGTACGCTGCAGGAGCTCAAGGAGCTCTTCGCGGGCAACGGCATGGTCGGCTATGTGATGAAGGAGCGCGTCGACGGCAAACTCATCCTGCCCGAGGCCGTGAAGCTCCTGAAAATCAAGGGCACGGCGGCAGCAAAGTCGAACGGCTGACGGCTGTTCGCAGGTTTGATGAAAGGAAGGGGATGCCTATGATTGCCGATTTGGCAGAGGCGAAAGCCTATCTGCGCGTGGATAGTGATGACGAAGATGCGTTGATTTCGGAACTGTTGCGGGCGGCGCAAAAACTCTGCGAGGACATCGCTCGTTTGGACGAGACACACTTCGATGCGGCGGGCGGCACGGCAAAAGCCGCCGTGCTGTACACGCTGGCCTATCTCTACGAACACCGCGAGGACGCCGATCATCATGCGCTCGTGCTGACGCTCCGCAATCTCCTCATGGGTATCCGCGAGGAGGGGTTCTGATGTATGTGACGATCGGCGAATTGCGCCATCGCGTGACGGTCGAGCGAGCCGTTACCTCCGTTGACGATGCGGGGAATCTCATCACGACGGAATGGCAGCCCGTGTTCACTACTTGGGCGAAGGTGCTGCCATATTCCGCGACGATCAAGGACGGCGCGACGGAGCAAGCGCCCGAGGTCGGCTATCGCATCGCCATGCGCTATCGCACGGGCATCCTTGTGACCGACCGCCTGCGCTGGCAGGGCAAGACGCTCCTTCTTGTCGCGCCGCCCTATGGCAAAGACGGCAAGCGCGAGTATCTCATCCTCGAAGCGAAGGAACTGGTGGAAGATGGCTAAATTCAAAAGGGCAGAAACCATCCTCAAAGAGCTCGGCGAGCAGGCGATGGAAGCAGCGAAAGCGGCGCTCGCAGATGGTGCGGAGGTCGTGGCCGACGAAGCGCGGCGGCGCTGCCCCGTCTATGATGGCCGCGATCGTCGTGCCATCAAGGGCGCGTTGAAGAAGCCCATCCAAACGGTCAAGCGCAAGGGCGGCAAGGAATGCTACATCGTCGCGAACGCAATCGATTGCAAAATGTGAAAATGAAAAAATTCTGGAGTTAAGCAGGACTTTTAGGATGCGATATAGAATATATTGGCAGAAGCATAAGAAGTGTCTCATATGTTAGAAGTGTCTCATATGTTTAAGGGAGGCGGTTAGTTATGTCAGGGTTTCTCGGCCTTGTCTGGTTCGTAACGCTCATTGCGTTCGTCGTATATTGGCGCAAGAAAAAAGCAGCCAAGCGCGATTTCGGGCCGGATAGCGAGGAGTACAGGAAGGTCAGTACCATCAAGCGTGTCATCGGTGTTGTATGCGTGATCGCCTTTTTCGGGGCTGGCGCACTTGCTCCGAAGCAGGAAGACACCACGGCTTCTAAACCTGCGGTAAGCACCACGTCGAGCACATCTTCTTCGTCGAGCAGTTCTTCAGGTGCAAGCGAGAAGAAGGCCGCTTCCGAGGAAAAAGCCAAGAAGCAGGAAGCTCCGAAGAAGCAACTCACGTTGCAGCAGCAGGCGTTGAAGGATACGTCCGTATCGAATGAATATCGCAATGCCTTGAAGTCTGGCATCAACTATGCGACTGTGATGCATATGTCGAAGCAGGGCGTATACGATCAGTTGATTTCTGAATACGGCGACCACTTCCAGCCAGAAGCAGCACAATGGGCTGTCGAGCACATGAGTGACATCGATTGGAATAAAAACGCTGTGGAATCCGCGAAAGCCTACCAAAAGGAAATGGCGATGAGCCGCGCACAGATTCAGCAGCAGCTCGCATCTCCGTATGGCGATAAGTTCACGGAAGAGGAAGCACAATACGCTGTCGATCATCTGCCACAGTAAAAAGGACGTGAATCGAAATGGGATTCTTTGATTCCGTAAAGAGCAACAGCAAGTCAGACGAGGAAATGCGTCCAAGCCCGGTTCGGGAATTTCTCGGACAGGAGCTTTTTGCCATTGATTGCCGTGGCTCGAATCTCTATGTGCATGAAAATGCTGTCGTTATCGATAAGACTGGCGGTGGCCTCTGGAATGTTGGTGACAACAATTTCAAGGTCATTCCGTTCAAATCGATTGTTGCGGTTCAAGCGAAGCTAAAATCAACTCTGTTGAGCGGCTACATCGAATTTGAGACGGCGAACAGTCCTCTTAGCGTCGGAAGCGACAAGGCGGAACGAAGTAGCGAGAACAGCGTCATTCTTAGTGGAACGGATGAACGCTATGCACAGGCGAAAGAGGCACTTCAGTACATCTTCGACCACATCTGCAAATAAGCAAGATACACAGATCCCCCGAAGTTCATCGCTTCGGGGGAATTTTTACAGAGGCTTGGCTTTGGGGAGGGGCTTTCGATGAACCTTGAAAACGCGCAGTTGCCGCCGACTTACAAGAGAGACGGAAAGGACTACTATCTTGACCCGATTCGCCGACGGCTCATTTTCATAACGCCGGAAGAAACGGTTCGCCAGAAAATCATCTTCTGGCTTATTCAAGACCTTTCCGTTCCGAAGAATATATTGGCTGTAGAAAAGCCTCTCGCGCACTACGGGTTGGTCACGCGAGATCGCGCAGACATCGTTATCGATGGGCTGGACGAAAAAGAGGGCGTTTCATTTCCTGTCGCTGTGATTGAATGCAAGGCCGAGGATGTGTTTCTCGGAGAGAAGGAATGTCAGCAAGTGTTTCGGTATGCCGACCAGTTAGGCGCAATCTATTGCGCGGTAACGAATGGCGTGAGGACTTACTCATATTATTACGATGAAGAGAAACAGGCGTATGTTCCGCTTTCCGATTTGCCCGCATACTCTGAAATGATACGCGGTCAGTATGACGAGCTGTCGCTTCCCCCATTTCCTCCTCGGATTCCGATGGAAAAGCTCAAAGAAACGTACCCACTCTACATCGAAACTGGAAAAATTGGAGAGAAAACGCCGCCGAGGATTGCGATTCCCTTGGTAAATTTCATCGAGAGTTACCTCTATCCAGATCATAAATTTCCTGCTCGGCAGTACAAGCTCTTTCGGAACATCGAAGATTATGGGGGTCGTATGTTGAGCTATGGGAATGCCTCTGGTGGCTCGTGGTCTGGGGCATACCGCTCGTTTTTGATCGATTTTCGTGGCAACACGGAGCTTGTTTCCATCAACGTCGCGGCTGCTTACGAAGAAACGACCTACCTGAATGTTGCGATAGACGATGATACTACGGGACATCATGCGTTGCAGTACAGCATTGACAGGGAATTGGGGATGGTTGGAAACCAGCTCATTTTTTACCATAGCGGGAAAATTGGCGTTGGCAAAATCGGGGCTGGAAAAATCGACGGTCTCCGCGACCTCATTCGGAGGGAATATCCAGAAATCATTTCAGGGAACAAATTCAACATCGGTGTTTTGACGCATGACCGCTTGTGGAATCTGGATGATGCGGAAGAATGCAAGCTCGTCGAAAATTTGATTTCGTATGCGTTGCTTCGTGACGAGTATCGGAAAATCGTCAAGGAACAGCACGACCGTACTATCTGACATCGAAAGGCACGATCTCGCAAAGGTTTGTCGTTTTTAATTTTTTGCAGAGGCTCTAGGCACATCCTAGGGCTTCTTTTTTATACGCATGATGAGTTGTGAAGAACCACCCGATGGCGGGGCCGCTCATCTCCATCCCGTTCATTGGCGGGGGCGTACTCGACCGGATGTATGGAGACGAGTACCAAGCGTATCTCAAAGAGCAGGAAGCGCTCAAGGAGAAAGAAAAGGCCGAGAAGAAAGCCGCCGAAGCCGCGAAGGAGAACAAGAACACCGAGTTCGAGAATGCGACGGCGGCGAAGCGGCGTGCCGAGGCGGAGAATGAGACCGCGAAAGCCACGGAAGAAGCGGCGAAGGCGAACGCCGAGCTGACGGAAAGCCTGTTCACGCTCACGCACAACGAGCTCGAAGCCTCGCTCCACGCCGTGGACAAGGAAATCGAATCGTTCCGCGAGAAAGGCGCGGACGTCAACTTGCTCGACGAATACAAGATTGCGAAGCAGGCGAAAATCTACGAGGACTTCCAGCGCAACGTCGTGGACGCGACGCAAGCCATTTATCGCACCGACCTCGAAAACAAGCTCGCGAACATCGACCGCGAGGCCGCGGCCTACCGGCAGAAAGGGCTCGACGAAGTCAGCGCGACCGAGTGGGCCGAGGCGAGCAAGGCGCAGGTCATGGAATCGTTCGAGAACGATGTCGCGTCCAAGGTCGATGCCGTCTGGAAAACGGAACTGCAAAACCGCCTTGATGATATCGAGCGCGAGAAGCAGGCGTGGATTCAAAAAGGACTCGATGAAGTCAAGGCGACGCAGTG